CTGGTAAAAGGAGACAAGAACCATGACAGACAAGACAGAGAAACCAACCTTGAAGATCGTGAACAAAGACACAGACCTCACCATAAAGCAGAGGGCATTCGTAGACGAGATAATCAGGGGCAAGTTAGGAAGTTATAAGGAAGCTTACGCAAAGGTATATGACGTTACTCTAACCAAGCAAGGGAAGATACCTAAGTGGGTAGAGGTAGAAGCTAGCAAGCTTGTAGCTAACCCTAAGATAGCACTAAGCTTACATAAGGCTATACAGAGGAAAGAGGATAGTTCAGTAGCTTCTTCCCTTCGTACAAGGAATTACGTTCTTGAAAGGCTCATGTCAGAGAGTAAAGAAGCAGATAGTGATGCGACTAGGGTCAGAGCATTAGAATTGTTAGGTAAGACTGTATCGCTCTTTAACGACACCATAGAGATTAAGGAGACAAGGGATAGTGACGACATAGAAGCAGAGATAGAGGAGAAGATCGTAGCCTTACTAAGTAAAGAGGAAGCAGAGTAACCCCCCCTTTTGTCTACAGAATCCACAGAGAGAAGAGACCCCGTACCCCCCTTGTGTGTGTACGGCTACCTGACTATCATATATACATAGTGATTCACACATTCATAGCTCTACTTTCATATACCCCCCCTATATATTGCATTTTGCTAGCAAGTTTTCACTAAGTACCCCCCCTTTCTCAGATAAAGACCTAGGATTCCTAGCCCCCCCATATTATTTTTTCAAAATAACAGTTGCTTTTTTTGTGAAGGGGGTGCAATATTGTAAAATCTGTAGGTATATATACCTAGTACATACCTAATACCCAGTTCCTACCTAATGAGTGCCTACCCTGTATGTACTTAATAAGTTTTTAATTTAAGAAGTATCTACTTAGTAGGTATATACTACATAGTAAGTATGAATAAGAATGTTCTTAGTAAAGTAAAGAATCTATCTCCTGTAGAAAAGCAAGAGTTATTAGTTCTGTTAGAAGAATTAGAACAAGCGAAAGGTAGGGAGAAATGCCACGAAGAGTTTATGTCCTTTGTTGGGGAGATGTGGTCAGCGTTTATTCATGGTAAACACCACGAGATAATGGCTGATGCGTTTGAGAGGGTCGCTAAAGGCGAATTAAAGCGTTTAATCATCAATATGCCCCCTAGACATACTAAGAGTGAGTTTGCATCTTATTTGCTTCCTGCGTGGTTTCTAGGTAAGTACCCAGATAAGAAGATCATACAGACTGCCCATACTGCTGAGTTAGCAGTTGGCTTTGGTAGGAAGGTCAGGAACTTAGTTAATAGTCCTGACTATAAAGCTATCTTTCCTAATGTTAGCTTGCAATCTGATAGCAAGGCAGCAGGAAGGTGGAATACCAGCCAAGGTGGTGATTATTTTGCGATAGGGGTAGGTGGTGCGGTTACTGGTAAAGGTGCTGACCTCCTAATCATTGACGATCCCCATTCAGAACAAGAAGGTGCGAGTGCTGATATAAACGTATTCAATAGAACATACGAGTGGTATACATCTGGTCCGAGACAGCGTTTACAACCAAATGGTGCAATCGTTGTAGTAATGACTAGATGGCACAATAAAGATTTAACAGGACAAGTGGTAGATGCTAGCATTAAACGTGGTGGTGCAGACCAATGGGAAGTTATAGAACTTCCTGCCATTATGCCTTCAGGTAGTCCTTTGTGGGCTGAGTTCTGGAAGATGGAAGAATTACAGGCTTTGAAAGCCGAGCTACCCAATAGTAAATGGATGGCTCAATATCAACAAGACCCTACTTCAGAAGAGGGTGCATTAGTCAAAAGAGACTGGTGGCAGATTTGGGAAGGGAGAAACCCCCCGCAATGCGAGTTTGTTATCCAATCATGGGATACAGCTTTTATGAAGAATCAAAGAGCTGACTTTTCTGCTTGCACTACGTGGGGTGTTTTTTATTTAGAAGATGATGACGGAATGCTAGCACCTAATCTAATACTCTTAGATGCGTATCAAGAAAGGCTAGAGTTTCCTGAGTTAAAGAAAATGGCTATGGAGAAATACAGAGCCTATACACCTGATGCGTTTATAGTAGAAGCTAAAGCAGCAGGTATGCCTTTGATCTTTGAGTTAAGGGCAATGGGAATACCTGTACAAGAATACACTCCTAGCCGAGGTAACGATAAGATATCAAGAGTAAATGCAGTATCTGATCTATTTGCTTCTGGTGTGGTTTGGGCTCCAGAAACCCGTTGGGCTGAAGAAACAATAGAACAATTTGCTGGATTTCCAAATATGGAGCATGATGATTTAGTTGATAGCACTACGCAAGCTCTGTTAAGATTCAGACAAGGTGGTTTTGTTTCATTGCATTCTGACGAAGAAGAAGAACCTTTGGAGCATAATCGTACTGCAAATTATTATTAGGATATTAAATGGCAATAGAAAGACAACCCGCTACACCTGTAGATGGTCTGATTGAACAAGACCCAGAGAAAGCAGATATAAGCATAGCAATAGAAAACCCAGAATCAGTAGCTATTGAGACTGATGATGGTGGCATGATTATAGATTTTGATCCTAATGCTTCACCTGTAGGTGATGAAGGATTTGATTCTAACCTAGCAGACTTCATGGATGATGATGTCCTAATGGAATTAGGTAATGAATTAGTAAGTGCATATAACGGAGATAAAGAGTCTCGTGCAGATTGGGAAGAAACTTACACTAAAGGATTAGATCAACTAGGATTAAAGATAGAAGAAAGAACACAACCTTGGGCTGGTGCTTGTGGAGTATTTCACCCAATGCTCTCAGAAGCTGTCATCCGTTTCCAGTCACAATCAATTACGGAAATGTTTCCAGCTCAAGGACCTGTGAAAACTAAAATCGTTGGCAAGATAACTGACGATAAAGAAAAACAGGCAAGAAGAGTACAAGACTATTTAAATTACTTACTGACATATGAAATGTCAGAATACAGAACTGAAACAGAAAAGATGTTATTTTCATTACCTCTTGCTGGTTCAGCCTTTCGTAAAGTTTACTTTGATCCTAGCTTAGATAGACCCAGTTCTATATTTGTACCAGCAGAAGATGTTGTAGTTAATTATGGTGCTAGTGATTTAGAAACTTGTGAACGAGCTACCCATGTAATGCGTAAGTCTTCTAATGCTGTTAGAAAAATGCAGGTGAATGGATTCTATAGAGATATAGAACTACCTGCTGGATCACAAAATACTTCTGATATAACTAAAAAGTATAACGATATAACAGGCGAACAAGACACTTACAACTACGATCAAAGCCATACTATATTAGAAATGCAAGTAGATTTAGACCTAGAAGGGTTTGAGGATACTAATGGTCAAGGCGAACAAACAGGTATAGCTATACCTTATGTTGTAACAATAGATTATCCAAGCGGAATTATATTAAGTATTCGTAGAAACTATTACGAAGATGATGCAAACAAACTTAGAAGAATGCACTTTGTTCATTATCAATACCTACCAGGTTTAGGGTTTTATGGATTTGGTTTAATACATATGGTAGGTGGTTTAGCTAAATCAGCCACATCTATTCTTAGACAACTTGTAGATGCAGGAACATTATCTAATCTCCCTGGAGGACTTAAAGCGAGAGGACTCCGAATTAAAGGCGATGATACCCCCATTATGCCTGGAGAGTTTAGAGATGTAGATGTACCTGGTGGTGCTATCAGAGACAATATTACGTTTTTACCATACAAAGAACCATCAGGAACTCTATATCAACTTTTACAAAACATAGTTGAAGAGGGTAGAAGGTTTGCCAGCATATCTGATATGAAGATATCTGACATGAATAACCAAGCTCCAGTAGGAACTACACTTGCTTTATTAGAGCGTAACCAAAAAGTTATGAGTGCGGTACAAGCTAGACTTCATGCCTCTATGAGAAAAGAGTTTGATATCTTAGTAGGTATAGTTAAAGACTTTACTGAGCCTTCATACCCTTATGAAATGGATGAAGAAGAATTTATTAAAGGATCAGACTTTGATAACAGAGTAGATATATTGCCTGTATCTGATCCGAATGCAGCAACAATGGCTCAAAGAATTATGCAGTATCAAGCTGCAATGCAATTGGCACAATCATCTCCTGAGATGTATAACTTACCTGAACTACACAGACAAATGCTTGAAGTATTAGGTATAGAAGATGTAGATGCTATTGTTCCAGATTCAGATGATATTAAAGCAGTTGATCCTGTAACAGCAGTACAAAACTTAATTAATGGTAAACCTGTTAAAGCGTTCATAGAGCAAGATCACGAAGCCCATATAGCTACAGTAGCTTCTGCACAACAGAATCCAGAAATAATGCAAATAGTACAACAGAGTCCAAAAGCTCCTACTATACTTGCAGCAGCTTCTGATTATGTAAATCAACATCTTACAATGCAATTTAGAAAACAAGTTGAACAAGAAATGGGTGTTGAGCTTCCACCAGAAGGTGAGCCATTACCAGCAGATGTTGAGAAGCGTATATCAGCCCTAGTAGCTGAAGCAGCACAAAGAGTTCTTGGTACATCACAACAAAGAGCCGAACAGGAACGAATTGAACAACAAAGACAAGACCCACTTATTCAAATGAAAGAAAGAGAAGTGGCTATTAAAGAAGGTGAGCTTCAACGTAAAGCACAAGAAGGTCAGGCTAAATTAGAACTAGAAGCAGCGAAAGCAGCTAATAGAGATGAAATAGAACGTGAAAGAATATCTACACAAGCAGAAATAGCTGGAGCTAGAATTGGTCAAGCAACTGCTAGCGATTTGCTTGCAAATAAACAACTTGAAGATAAAGCCGAAAGAGAACAATATCAAAAGGGTATTGACATTGGTTTAAATATAGGAAAAGATATCAATAAGAATGAATAATGATATCACTCAGCTATCACTCTCAGAACATCTGAAGATTAAGCTGCGTGGTATGATGAACGAACATGCTGATCATTTAGCTTCTGGAGCTTGTAAAGATTATAACGAGTATCAGAAGATGACTGGCATTATCGAGGGTTTAGCCCTTGCAGAGCGAGAACTTTTAGATTATGTCGAAAAGGTTCTTACAGAATAGGAACTCGACTCCTTAAAGTCGTGCAAAAAATATGAGTAAAGCAGAAGTAAAAATACCTGAACCAGAAAGCGTTAAAGCACCTGATATAAGCAACGAAACTAAATCACAACTACCAGAACCTGCGGGTTGGAGAATATTAGTAGCAATGCCTAGAGCAGAAGAAAAAACTGATGGTGGTATTGTAAAAGCCTCCCAAACTATAAAAGACGAAGAAGTAAGTAATATTTGCGGATACGTTATGAAGTTAGGACCAGAATGCTACAACGACACTAAAAGATTTCCTAGCGGACCTTGGTGTAAAGTTGGAGACTGGGTAGTATTTCGTGGTTACTCAGGCACTCGCATGAAAATGTATGGACAAGAGTTTCGTTTAATTAATGACGATACTGTGGAAGCAGTAGTTGATGATCCTACAGGAGTAGTTAGAGCATGAGTGATACCGAAAT